GTCAGAGTTTGCGAGTCAGATCCCACATAGTGAGACACTGTTCCCAGGAGGTGAGAGATGAAGCCAGGTGCGAAGGGCGCAATCACGGCCGACCCGCTCACGTTCAAGGGCTACCCGAAGGACCCGGCGCGGCGTCGGGAGCGGTTCATCGGCCAGTACCTCGTGGTGCCGAAAGGCGTTGGCGCCCTTGAGCCCGTGAAGCTGCGCACGTTCCAGAGGGAGATCATCCGGGAGGTATTCCGGCCTGGGGTCCGAACCGGCCTCGTGTCCATCCCTCGGGCCAACGGCAAGACCGCGCTGGCGGCCATGCTGGCGGTGGCCGAGTTGTTCGTCGGGCCGGCCTCGGCCGAGGTGCTCGTGGTGGCCTCGGACCAACGCCAGGCCAACATCACCTTGCGCATGGCCAAGCGCATGATCGAGCTCAATCCCGAGCTGGCCGAGCGGGCGCAGATCTTCCGCGACCGTATCGAGGTCCCCCAGAATGACGCCACCCTCACGCCGCTACCGGCCGAGCCTGGAGCCCTCCACGGGCATGACCCGTCGCTGCTGATCGTGGACGAGCTCCACGTCGTCACCGCCGAGGTCTGGGAGGCCGTCTCCTCGGTCACCGGTAAGCGTCCGGAGTCGCTCACGCTGGCCATCTCCACGCCGGCCTCGTCCACGGACTCCATCATGTGGAAGTTGGTGGCGCATGGGCGAAGTGGGAACGACAAGGCGTTCGCGCTGAAGGAGTTCGCGGCCCCGGATGGTTGCGCCACCGATGACCTCCAGGCGTGGCGCACGGCCAACCCGGCGTTGGCGTGTGAGCGTCCGTTCCTGGCCGAGGACGGGATGGAGGCGGCCCGCCAGACGTTGCGTGAGCCCGTGTTCCGCCAGTTGCGCCTCGGCCAGTGGGTCGGCCAGGTGGACCGGTGGCTCCCGTGGGGGGCCTGGGAGGAGTTGGCGGCCCCCGAGGTCACCGTGGCGCCCCGTCAGCGGGTCGTGTTGGCGTTCGACGGCTCGGCCTCGGGTGACTCCACGGCCTTGGTCGGCGCGACGTTGGGGCCTCGGCCTCACGTGTTCCTGGCCGGCATCTGGCAGAACCCGGGAGATCCGCGCTGGCGGGTCCCGCGCTCCGAGGTGGACGCGCGGGTCCGGGAGATGTTCGACCGCTACGACGTCGTGGAGCTGGCCGCCGACCCGTGGGGTTGGCGTTCGGAGATCGAGACGTGGGCGGCACGGCATGGGGAGCGTCGGGTCCTCCAGTGGAACACGGCCAACGCCCAACGCATGGCGCCGGCCACTGACCGGTTCTACGCGGCCGTCACCACCGGCGGCCTGACCCACGACGGCGCCGAGGAGCTCGCCACCCACCTCGGGAACGCGGTGGCCAAGTCCACGCCGCAAGGCGACCTCATCGCCAAGGACAAACGTGGCTCACCGCGAAAGATCGACGCGGCCGTGGCCGCCATCGTGGCCCTGGACCGGGCCGCACACCACACAACCAAGAAAAACCGTAGGCGCGCAAGGAGTTTCGCGAGTTGATTTGCTCAATCGAGAACTCGGCCAAGGGCCAGGCGTACTCGCTGGACCCCGAGCACTACCTCCCTCTCTGCCGTTCGTGCCACCGAAAGTTCGACGGCGTTACCCCGCAATGGAAGGCGGCATCATGAACGAACCCACCAATCACGAGCTGGCCCAGGCCTTGGATGTCCGGGCCGCCAAGCTCCATGAGCTGGAGCTGTATTACCGAGCCCGCCAACCCCTGGCGTTCCTGGCTCCCGAGGCCAAGAAGGCCCTAGGGTCCCGGTTCGGCATCCTCGGAATCAACTTCGCGCGGCTGGCCGTGGTCAGCATCGCGGAGAGGTTGCGGGTCTCGGGATTCACCGACACCGCCGGTAACCGTGACGCCGCGGCCTGGGAGCGGTGGCTCCGGTGCGACCTGGACCAGCTCGCGCCGACCGTCCACCGTGAGGCGCTCGCGCTCGGTGAGGGCCACGTCATCGTCTGGGCCGATGACCGCGGCCGTGCTCGCGCCACCGTGGAGTCCAGCCACCAGGTCAGCGCGTACCGCGACAGCGGTTCGGGGGAGGTCCTCGGCGCGGTCAAACGGTGGGAGGACCTGGACCCGTCCGGTGTGGCGCGCCAGACCTACTACGTGGTGTTCCGGCGTGACCGGATCGAACACCTGGTGAGCGACGGGGCCAGCATCACGGCCGCGAAAACCGTTCGGGTGGTGGACAATCCGCTGGAGGTTGTGCCCGTTGTGCCGTTCGTGAACGCGGACCGGGTGATGGATGTCCACGGTGTCAGCGAGATCGAGGACCTCATCCCGCTCCTGGACAGCCTCAACAAGGTGGTCAGCGACATGTTGGTGGCCTCGGAGTTCTTCGCGCGGCCCCGTCGATGGGCCACCGGCATCGAATTGGAGGAGGTGCCGGTCCTGGACGACAACGGCCAGCCGGTGACCGAGGACGGTGAGGTGGTCACCGAGGCCGCCAACCCGTACCCCGATGGTGATCGGATGATGATCTCCGAAGCGCCGGAGTCGAAGTTCGGCCAGCTCGACGGCGCGGATCTCTCCGCGTATCGGGAGGCCGTGGACATCCTGGCCGAGCAGATCCGCGCGGTGAGCGCGCTCCCTCCGCATTACACCGGCACCGTGACCGGCAACCCGTCGTCGGCGGACGGCATCCGCGCGGCCGAGGCCAGCTTGACCGCGCGCGCCGAGGCCAAGCAAGCGACGTTCGGCCGGAGCTGGGAGACCGTGGCCAAGCTCATGGCATCCATCGACACCGGCACCGAGGTGTCCGAGCACACGCCGCGCATCGTCTGGGCCGACCCGGCGACCCGGAGCGCGGCCCAGGAGGCCGACGCCACCACCAAGCTCTACGCCGCCGGTCTGCTCACCCAGGAGGAGGCGCGTGAGCGTCTCGGCATCACGAACCCGGCCGCCGGTCCGACACCGGCACCCATCGAGAACACCAACGTGGCCAAGGAGGCCGACGCCGCATGATCTACGACAAGGACAAGACCGCCGACCCGGCCGCCGAGGCCCCGGATACGGCATCGGAGACCACCGACGCCATCACCGGCGACCAGGCACAACAGCCGGAAGCAGGCCCAGACGCCGCACAGACGGCCGATCCCGAGGTCTCGGCCCCGTCAGACCAGGAGACCGGCGATAGCGCGGCCTCGGAGGCGGCCGACGACGCCGGAGAGCCCGCCGAGGGCGCCGACACGTTCGACCGGCCTTACGTGGAGAAGATCCGCGCCGAGGCCGCGGCATCGCGGGTGAGGGTCAAGGACCTGGAGGCCAAGCTCCATCGCCTCCTGGTGGAGCAGGTCGGCCAGCTTGCCGATCCGGCCGACCTGGAGTTCGACCCGGCGCATCTGGACGATCCCGAGGCCCTGGCGTCGGCCATCGCGGCCCTCCTGGAGCAGCGTCCGCACCTCAAGGCGCGTCGGTTTGAGCCCGGAGCCGCGGCCCAGGGAGCCAAGTCCGGGACATCAGGATCGGTGGATCTCGCCGGACTCATGCGGGCCGCGACGATGTAGGCAGAAGAAAACCCCGTCGCGGCGAGGCCTTGGCATAGTTGCCAGGGTCTCGGGTATCTCATATTCTGGGACGTAACACCCAGGTGGTGGGATTGCTAGACGCCGAGGTGGCCAGGTGCCCAGAGTGCGAACACCGTTGAACTACAACCACTTTTGGAGATAATCGTGGCAACTCAGACCACCGGCACACTGCCCACTCTGCAACAGGACCAGATCGCCAGCCTCCTGGTGCAGCCCCTCGAAGCCGAGAGCGTATTCCTGGCCGCTGGGCCGAAGATCATCGACACCAACGGCCCGATCCGGGTCCCGCGCATCGCCACCGGCCTGTCGGTCGGTTTCGTCGGTGAAGGCGCACAGATCCCCGAGGCCTCGGTCGGCATGGATGAAGTGTCGATGCTCCCGAGCACGCTCAAGAGCCTCAAGGTCCTCTCCCGCGTCACCGCCGAGGTCCTCCGGTCCAGCGCGGTGGCCTTGGATTCGATCCTCAAGACCCGCCTTGTCACCGACACGGCCGCGGCCCTGGACTCCGCACTGTTCACCAGCACCGGCTCCAGCAACACGATCAAGGGACTCCTCAACCAGTCCGGCGTCGCCACCGGCGTCCTGGACGCCACCGAGCCCGACTCGTTCCTGGACGGCATCGGCATCGCGCGCGCCAACGAGGTCCGCCCGAATCGTTGGTTCTTGTCCCCGGCCGACTACCTGGCCGTCCGCAAGATCAAGGACGCGGACGGACGGTACATCCTGGAGCAGGACATCACCGCCGAGGGTGCCGAGCGTCTGTTCGGTATCCCGGTGACCGTCACCAGCCGCATCCCGACCGGTAAGGCCGTGCTCGCGGATATGAGCCTGGTGGCCGTCGCGCGCGACATGGCCCCGACCGTCGTCATCGACAGCTCGCGCTACTTCGACACCGACGAGGTCGCCCTCCGCGTCGTCTGCCGGTACGACCTGGCGCTGTTGCAGCCGAAGGCCGTCACGGTCCTCACGGCGGCCTAGATGGAAGCGGTCAGCGGCCAGAACGTGGCCAACTTCCTCGGCCAGGGCGACGACAGCGGCCTCGTCGAACTCGCCGACCGTCACGTCGTGATCGTCGCGGCGCTCGCCAGCTCGTACACGCGCGGCGTCGGCTTCGACGACGAGGGTGAGCCGGCCGAAGACCTCGCGGCCGTCATCACCACCGCGACGGCTCGCCTGACTCGCAAACCCGACCAGGTGCCGAACGAGGAAGTCGGCCCGTTCAAAGTCGGCGGTGCCAGCTTCACCGGCTGGTCGCTGCCCGAGCTGGTCGTGCTCAACCGCTACCGACGACGAGCACGATAGGCCATCATCTGGGCAATAGTGCCGGTGTGTGCCCGTGTGCTCTCGCGTAGTGCCGTTGGATGTCGGCCGGGTAGATCGGCGACGTCGAGATCAGCGTCTCGGAACACTCGCCACACTTCCATGCGCCGGGACCTTTGACGTCGAACCGTCGACCGAACTCGCCACGCAGACACGCCGTGTGTCGCGGCGGGACCGAGACCAACCTCGGCACTCCTTCCCACGTCTCGCCCCACACGACAGTGACGTCGTCCGGCACGTTCAGGCCTTCAAGATCGGCCGGTGTCGCGAAATCTCCGAGACTCATCAGCGATCACCCTCGTGGGAGTCATCAACGGCCACACGGCCGCTAGCCGCGTCGGCTGCCGCGTAGTCGATGCTGGTCATGGTCTCGACTTTCGTCGGTACTTCGCAAGGTCGGCAGCGAACCACTTCGCGGCCAAGTGCTTCTATCATCGTGTCGAGTCCAGGGCTTACGACTCGTTGCAGCGTTGCGCGTCGAGACCGCCGGGGCGACAGGCTCGCACCGTCCGGCGGCGAGGGTGGCCTGCTGTCGGCCTGGTGCGAGCGTTCTGTGGCTGGCATGTCGTTACTCACGTACTTGGCGTTGCGGTGTCGGTCAGGTGCAGAGACAACGGACACCCCATAGGGGTGCCGGTGTCGAAACCCCCTTCGCCGATTTCCCACGACACCTTGCCTACCTATCGCGTCAGGCCACGACTTATGGCGACTTGTCCAGTGGGACAGCCGCTTACGTCATGGCACCGAGCGCAGGTGTACAGGCTGCGAACAGTGGCCTACAGGCACGGTGTAGGACTGGGCTACGTGCCGCCGGCTAGTTTTCGTCGGGCTCAGCAATAACGACGGACTCACACGGTTAGTCGGTGATCGTGCGCTCTACGGGACTCGAACCCGTGTGTGTATGCCTTCAGCGCTACCAGACCGTTTAGGGCGTCTTGTCTAGGACCGGATCAGGGGAAGATCAACCGTCGGCGAGCACCTCGTCTAGTGCTCGGTCAGGGACCGGACATGCGGCGAGTGCGCCGGCGTTGGCTTGCTCGACAGCATCGCTGATCATTGCAGTACCCACTTGTCGATGTCGAAGACGAACACGCGCCCGTCGGTGAGGGCGAAGCGGTCCGACTGGTAGTTCGGGTCCAGCGCCTCGGTCCGGTCGTGGTCAAGGTCGTCGAGCTGGTAGATAACGTCCTGCCAGATGTTCTCGCCCTTGTAGGTGTTCAGGCGGACCAGGATGGTGGCGGTGTCATTCATGTCTTGCTCCTTGGTGGTGTTCATGGTGTCTCCCTTGTAGCTGCTGCCTAGTCAACTTTCACCCCTCGTGATCGGAGTTGCTGGCGCGAACGCTCTTGGCGTTCTTCCCCAGCTCCCCATAGGCGGTCCTGATCGTTCTTAATGCTGTGACGCAACCGCGCCACGACGGCCTCGTTGTGCTGCATCAGACGCCGCAGTTGTTCGGCCTCCGCTGGCGGAATGTCTTCCCGGTCAATCTCTCTCCGTTGGGCGTCAGCCTGCTTGGCGGTCTCCAAAGCGAGGGCGTCCGACTGCATGATCGACGCGCCGAGCTTCTGCCGCACCTCCTCGTCGTCGATGGGTCCGCCGCCCGAGTGCCACATCGACGGCGACTGGCCGGCAAACCACAGCACCGCGTCACGGCTGCTTTCCTTCTGGCCAGGCAGCGTCTCGACCTCGCCGGGAAACGTCACCGTAAACGGCTCGCCGGGTCCATAGGTCTCATCGACCGTCACGTCATAGCCGTCAGGGAACCCCGGATACAGCAAGAGAACCGGCGGTGTCTCCAATGCTTTCGCGAGGACGATCAGCTCTGCGATGCCGATCTTCCCGGCCCGCATGTTGCCTTCAATCTTTGAAATAGCAACGCGGGTAACGGGATAACCGAGATCGGCGGTCCGCTGCGCCAGTTGCTGCGCCGTGAGACCCAGTGCGTTGCGCCGCTTCTGCACGGCCTCACCAAACCTTGCTGCGAGGTCCAACTCCCACGCCTTCACGGTCGGGTCTATGTTCGGCATGGTGACATACTCCCACACGTACCAGACCATCGTCGAACGTTACCAGTTCGTCGGGCAACGTCGGTTGCATCCCGGTTGACACGAATCGGGCGTGTGAGGGGGCACGCCCGTCTCGTGCGGAACTGTGCGCGGACACCGGATTCAGCGTCAGCACGATACGTCGGTCGCTGGGGTCGCTGGTGTCAAAGGGGTACCTGGATCAGACCCGAGAGGGCAAGGGTCGGCATCTGACGAACGAATATCGGCTCGTCTGGGACATGCCCCACGTCGCCGAATTTGAGGCCCGAAAACAGGTCACAGCTGTGACCCCTTTTCCCGACGAAAAACAGGTCACAGCTGTGACCCCTTTTCCCGACGAAAAACAGGTCACAGCTGTGACCCCTTTTCCCGACAGGCAGCCGGAAGAAAAGGGGTCACACGGCGACCGAAAAGGGGTCACAGCTGTGACCCACGATCAGGTTGATCAGGAAAAGATAAAGAGCCGTCGCCCTGCCGCGTCGTCTACTTACGTTGGACAGTGCGAGCGCGAAACGCGCGCAGCCTCGACCGAGTGGTCTGACCCACCCACCGAGATCGACACCCACCCCGCACCCCGACGACGCGCCGACATCACCCCGTCAGCGGCAACCCTCGTCCGCTACACGCTCCCGCCCGGACTGCCCCGAGAGTTCATCACCGAAACCGAGCAGATCGTCACCCGCCAAGCACGCGCCGGCATCGATACCAACGCGATCCGCGCCGCCGTCGAAAAGCTCGGCAGGAGACCCGGCGCATCGCCGAAGCTCCTGCCGAACCTCATCGCCGACGAAGTTCGCGCCCGAGCAGCTCCCGCCGCGACCGAAACCAAAGCCACCGCCCGAGCCCGCCAAACCATCGCCGACGGGCAAGCACTCATCAACCAACTCCGAGCCGAAGGAAAACTCACATGACCACCGCACAAGACATCCAATGCGCCACAACAGCACTCGGCCGCGCCGAAATCTACGACGACTGCGTAACCGCCGACCGCGCCCGCATCCTCGCATGGGCAGAAGCATTCTGCCCCTTCGGATTTGACCCGCCCACCGTCATTGCTGCCGTCACCGCCCACTACCAACAGGCCAACGCGACAACCGCACGACCCGGCGACATCATCGCCCACGCCCGCCGCATCCGCGGCGACCGCGCCGACCGCGAGAAAGGCCCTGATCTGCCGACAGGCCACACCCCACCCGACCCGCAACTCGGCGGACTGCCCATCGGTGGCGCCGACGGCAACCCCGTGTGGCCCGCCTACGAGCACTGGGGCGCGATCACCATCACGTGCCCGACCTGTGGCGCCGAACCCGAGCACGCCTGCCTCAACCCGCACACCGACGGCCCCCGCAAAATCCCGTGCGTCGACAGGCTCACCACCGCCCTCAAGGCCGCGCGCTGACCGATCACGCGCTGCAACGCCGCGTCGACGCCCAGGCCCGCCGCGACGCCATCGCCGCATGCGGCGACTGCGACGAACACGGCCACATCGACGGCACGCACACCGACCACCGAGGCACCGCCAGACCCGCCGTCGCCGTCTGCCGACACGACGGCCGACCACTCCCGCCCGGATTCGTGCCCGACTCGGCGGCCAGGGGGTGAGGGTGACATCGCGGCATGGACCGAGGCTGCCCGGCGCGCGAAGTGGTCGACGCCGCAGGCTGCTGCGGACGCGATCCACACGCACTACGCGACGACAGCGGCGTGGTTGATGCCTGGGCACGTGACGACGATCCTGCGGGCCACGGCGGCGTCTCCGGCGTCCCGGAGTGTCGATGATGCGCTCAGCCTGTCGGCCG